TCCCTCAGCAACATCATCGAAGATTCCATCAGCAACCGACTCTGCGAGACGCTTGTTAAGGGAAACATTCTTCTCAATCTGCTCGTTGAGTTTTGTCTCCATGTCATCAAGTTTTTCTACCATGCTCTCAAGGACATCATATTTTTCGTCAGGGATTTCTACATAATGTGCTTCAAAAAGTCCCTTCATACCTTGTACGAAGGATTCAGTCATTTCTGTTCTAATGCCTTGCTCAACTGCAAGTGCATTTTCTTCTAACCATTCTTGAGCAACATACTCAAGATATGCGTCAACACGCTCTTCAAGAACAGACTTGATCTCAGCAACTTCTTCTACGAGTTTTTCATCGTATGATGCTGCGAGAGATTCGCGGACTTCAGTTACTTTAGAACGAAGTGCTGCTTCAAAGATTGTACGTGCTTTCTCTTGGAAGTCCTCGGAGAGTTCTTCACCATCAAGAAGTGCATGAACATCTTCTTCGATGTCAAACTCTTCTTCGGTAACTTCTTCAGTCACTTCCTCTTCTACTGTCTCTTCTTCTGCAACTACATCGGTGGTCTCTTCGACTTCATCCTCTGCAATTACTTCATCTTCCAGCTCTTCTTCTTCCTTAACAGGGTTTGCCATTTTTTGCATGGCATCTCCACCACCACGGGAAACTGATGCTCCACCAGTAGTAGCGTAAGCAGGAGCTTTTTGCATTCCTTCTGCTGCTTTTGAACCCTTAGTGACTACATCTTTAACTTGCTTAAGTGGACCTGAAGCATCCTTCAGTTCCGCAGAAGAATCATCGGGCTTATAATTATCTGGTGTAGGACCACCAAGATCTTCCCAACTTGTTGACTGACCATCAGGAATACCAGTAGTCAGTTTCTGCATAGGGTCTGCACCCTTTGCTCCAGCATTGACAGCAGTTTTGGATTGTGTAGTGCCTGCTTCCATTTCCTGTAAATTTTTACCACGGGACATTTGGACTCTCCGTAAACTCTTATAAGTTAAACTATATTTATTTATAAATTAATTAATTACAACGAGTTCAAAAACTCATTGAAAAGACTAAGTGCTTGCTCATTTAAAGAGCGTTCTCTGGCATATCTATCAATCTTTTTTTGAAGACTTTCTACTTTTTGCTCAGAAACACCATTATTCCAGACCCACTCAACACCTTCCATGATGCCATTTACAAAGGCATCAGGTGCAGATGGATCAGCAACAATGTCAGCAGCAGTTGCCAACATAAAGTCATCATTAACAACTTTTACACCTTCTTTTTCTACAAGAGAACCAACTCCTCTAGAAGAAACGCCAAGTTTTACACCTTCACCAATCAGTGAGGATGCAATCTTACCCATTGGCGTATCAAGGATTTTTGCCTTACCGACAAAGTTTGTTCCATCCTCTTTTAAAGAGGTAATCATGTGAGAAACTCTGTCAAGATTTACAGTTGGACCATCTGGGTGTCCAAGTTCACCAAGAGCACGTCCTTTTTGGATATACTCGGAGTTGTATCTTTTGACTTCTCTCTGAAGAGTTTCCATAGGATACATACGACCATTACGATTCTTGATGTTTCCCTGGAGGAAAGTTCCTTCAATATGAAGTGACTTCTTTCCGTTTTTTTCCTCAGTAATAAAATTTACTGATTCGATTTCTTCTTTGATTAGTTTCATGAGATTAGTTTGTAAATCCTACTTTTGCTCCTAAAACAGCAGCATTTCCTGCAAATACCGTATGAGATGCTATTTTTTCAAGATACTCAACTGAGTTTGGTGTCATAGTAAAAGAACCAATAACACCACCACCGGCAGTTTCTTCAACATTGACAACCCATGGATTTGTGTTATCAGTATTCACTAAACGAACTACAGTAGCTTCGGAAAAACTAGTTCCAGCACCTGCTGTTATTGGACAAGGTATTTCAACTGCTAAAGGTTTTACTCTTTGAGACATGATTATAACTGATTATTTTATAATATTATTTATAGAACAGTTTATTTATAAACTATTCTTCTTCTACTTCTGGTGTCTCTTGAACACCATTAAAGAGTGCAGACGCAATCTCTGGTCTTACCATATCAATCTTTTCTGCTGCTTTTGAGAAAAGAGTGTCTTTGATTGCATCACTAATTTCAGAAGGTGAATCATCTTGAGTGATTAAATCGATAATGTTATCCATAATTTTTATGTGTTTTTTTGTTATTTATGGCAGTTTATATTTTTTTGGTATTAATAGTACTTGCTCATGATATGAAAGATCTCCTCCTCTTAAAAAATCTCTTCCATCCAATCCAATCTTATGATTTGGAAAATGTTCAGAAACATAGTCTTGCCATTCATAGCATTTTATTTTTGTGTTATCATGAAATTCTATGTTTATAAATGGAACTTTTTTTATCATCTTTGAGTTTTCAATAACATTATATTCTCCACCTTCAATATCCAATTTAAGAAAATCGGGAACAGGAAACTGTTCTAATGTTATTGTAGGAACTTCATATCCATCAGTATTTGATTCATGAAATCCTCCTAAGTTACCATTTTCGGAGTATAATCTTATAGTGTTTTGTCCGTAATATACTGCTTTAGGGCAAATTTGTATTCTCGGTTCTTCACAGAATCTAAACTTAATAAAATGATAATTCTTTGGTATTGGTTCTACAATAATAGATTCTTTTAGTGATGGGATAGATTCTAATAAAATTCTAGATACTTCTCCATTACATCCACCAATATCAATCATACTTTCTATTTTTATTTTAGTTAAGCAAGAAACTAACTCTTTAAAAAAAAGTCCGTTTACCCACTCAAGATAACTGTAAATCATATGTCCAAGAACAGTATTAGTAGAGTTATGATAATCTTTTACATTATTAATTCCGTAAAAAAAATCTTCTACTGGATCTAAGTTATCCTTTACTTTTTTTAAATCTTTCATAATGTAAGTATCATACCCTTTACTAGTAGGACCATTCCAAATTTTATCCATATATTATTTTGCTGTAGGAGGTTCTGCCGGAGAACCATCAACCTCTGGAACTTTTCCATCTAAAGGAACTTTTCCGGATGCACCATTGGTACTGTCAGATCCGACAGCAGCAGATGGTTCCATTGGAAGTCCAGTTTCTGGATCAACAGGTGCCATAGGATCTGGAATAATACCCTTAGCAATTTCTTTTTTGATTTTCTTATCTTCTTCTATAATTTCTTGGTCAGTTTGGCGAAGAATTTTAGTTCTTACATACTCCGAAGAGAAATACTTACCAATATAAGGTTCTGCTGTTGCTGCAAGATTCAGTCTTTCAGTCATCAACTCAGCATCTTTAAGTTCTGAGAAGTGATTGTCATATAAGAAATCATATTGAATGTGCTCAGACATTACTTCCCAATCTTCCGGAGTAATAATGTTCTTTAGAAGTAGTTGAGTTCTTAGAAGATCATTGAAAAGATTGGAGAATCTCTTTCTTAAACGCCCAACAAACTTGGTAAACTTCAGTTCGTCTCTTAATATTTCAGAGGAACGTCCTAAGTTAAATCCACCTTCTCCATCCATTCTTGATGGTGGAACATTCAGTGAACGATAGAGTTTCTTTTGAAAATAGTTAATATCTGTGATTTCACCAAGATTTTGACCACCAGGAAGTGTAGAGATTTCAGTTCCTCTACCACCTTCTCTACGTGGCAACCAATAATCTTCAAGCATTGCCATGAACTTCTTATCATCACGGATTTCTCCAGTGTTCGAATCGTAAACCAACTTGTTACGATAACGCATCATGACATCACGAAGATATTGTTCTGCCTTCATTTTTGGCAGATTACCAACATCAATATAAAAAATACGACGTTCTGGTGCTCTTGAAAGTCTGTAAATAACAAGAGAATCCTCAATCATACGAAGTTGATTGAGAGATTTAATCGCTTTATTAAGATAAGAAAGTGTGGTTCCTTTATTTCTATCTACTAATCCAGAGGTGCAATATGCAATAGCATCTCTTGCAATCTTAACTCCACCACCTTTTGCACCACCTGAAGTTGCTGGATTTCCTTTTCCAACTGGGTATGTGGTTCTTGGTGTGTAAATAAAATACTCTTCTATTTCTGGAAACTTAAAATCCATAGGATCTTGCTGTTGCCCAGAGTTCATCATGATTGGAGAAACACTATTCTTTGCTTTTTTCTGTTTCTCTTGTCTCACATAACGCATTTTCATGGAGTCAATATATCTTAACTCCAAAATACCCTCTTCGGGTTTTTTTAAATCGATTACTTTGTGATAAAAAATACGTCCATCAATGTACCAGTTTCTGTAAATTTCATGGCACTTTTTATCAAAATCCAATAAATCTAAAATATGTTTAAACTCTTCTCTGATTTTTTTCTTAATACCATCGCTAGCATTAAGATTAGAAAGTTCTACTTGAACGGGACTATCATTAGTGTCTGATACGATTGCCTCGTTCACAATATCTTCAATGGCACTGTCCACTTCTGGATGCAGTGCCATCTCTCTATATCTCTTTATTAACTCAAACTCATTCCTATAGACACCTTCAATATCGACATAAGAACCAAAAAAACCACTAGTTAAATAGTGGTCAACCCCATCCTCGTTATTAACGGGGACGGGGGATAACGCAGATTTTGGTAACTTATCGTCGTCTTCAATAGAAAACCCGAACAACTTTGCCATTATTAAAATTACGTGGTGTTTTCTATTATTTATGCAACCTTTAAATCAGGTTACTCTCTCGTTGTTACCGTTAGATCCGATATTAGAGTTAGGAACTCCTGGTACACTGTTAGGTGAAGTCTGACCAGTATCTTCGATTTCAAACCAGTTAACCTGGAACTCTACAGTAAACTCCTCAATGGTGTCTCCTGTATCATATGAAAGGTCAATCTGAGAAACATTAGTTGGGAAGATGTCATGCATCTTATATGCTCTAAGAACTGGTGGCTTGTATGCACCTGTATTTGGTGGTGCAGATGCTCCAAGATCACTAGTATTTCTCATTACCTCAATGCCGTTTCTCTGGTTTGCTCTACCAAACTGATAAACGATTGCATCACACATATAGGACTGTGGATTTACAGCACCAGAAGCATTATCAAGTTTTGCCATGTGGTTCATCCACTGCTCAAATGCATGTCTGAGGTTAAAGTCCTCATCATTG